AGTTTAACATCACCAAATATATTTTTATAGTCTTCAGTCTCCATTAAATTACGAACCTTACTACCGAACCTTGTTGCTAGTTCAGCATTGTGTGAGACTTGCATAAGTTTCATTTTAGGGTTCCTTCCAATCATCCAAGCAGGAAACAAATAAGATGCAAATTCTGATTTAGTATGCCTTGGAGGCATATTTACAATCAACCTTTTATGTTTCTTAGCAGCAATAGCTTCAAATTCCTCAGCAATAATTTGATGGTGCCCATATTTCTTTGGGTCCTTTGTTTCTCTGCATATAAAGTCTGGCCACATAGCACGTACAAAAATTAAGAAGTTGTCCTGAGCTAGTTTTATATATTCGATCTGCTTTTTTAAAATTAGGGACCGCAGTTCATCATCGGTCAATTGATCTAAATTTATCATAAATTTTTCATTTTTTGGGTCCCCTTTTATACCATATCGTTTCAGACACTACTACATCTATTCATATTGCTTACAAGCACAACGCGCCAGCAAGCGCGCCAGCGCTTGCGCGATCCTGCAATTTTATTATTTTAAAAGTAAGTTGTGGAAAAGTATGAGCCTTCTAGCGCGCGTTAGCGCGCTAGAAGTGTTTGTTGTTATTTTTGTAGTTGTGTTAAGAGGTGTGAGAATGTCTGTACTATATCGTTTTTAAAGTTATCGACTAGTGGGTTGCCTTGATTTTCCAAGACAAATTTCTCGACCTTGCCCTCTAACATTTTATACATTACTTCATAATTTAACTTCTTAATTTGATCGGGTGAGAAGTTAACATTACTAGTAATGTTAGAACTAGCCGATTGCTCGGCTAGAACTTTAGAGATATCCATTTTAATAAGTGAATTACTCATTACTATCTCCTAGTGGTTTATACTCATTATATTCTAATTCAGTTTGGAACTGATTGAATAAATCAGTATGTTTGATTTTGAAATTAGCGGTATCGAATTTTTTTCTTTTTCGATTAATTCGCTGAATTCCAAATATGTTGTCATTACTATCTTTAGCAAAAACAACATTTTGTTGAACTCTATCAAATAGATTTACTACACTAGGTTTCATAGTATCAACCTCTTTAAGTATTCTATTCGCTTTGAGTTTAAGATTAGCATAAGATACAACAAGTTTTTCCTCGTCCTTCTTTAGCCTAATCTTTTTTACTGCATTACTCATTTTATACCTTTCAGTTAGATTTAAGTAATAGCCTGTCTTATCATATCTTATACTTATCTCAACAAGTTTGTGTTCATTTTGGGTCTGTTCATAATGGGTTTTTTTCAGACAAAAGTAGAACTTTTTTTGAACTTCCTGTGAACTTGTCCTGAAGCAGACTGGGACTTGTGTACAAACATCAAACGACGTGGTTGGTTTGACAAACGACGACGAAGAACTCTGTCTGGCCAGTGCTGGTTAGTTGAGTATCCTTGATAATATAGTTGTAGGCTTCAACGACGACGGCGCAGAACTCTCCTGGCGCCAGCCCAGATGGGTTGATGAATTTGTTGTGTCGCCGTTGTTTGACACAACGACGACGGCAACGATTACCAACTACAAGTATATACGATTGTTTGTTTTCTTCTTATGGCTTCTTCGCACCACTCAATGAACTTCTTGTCTTGTCCCTTGTATTCATTGACTGCCTCTTCTTGAAACTGCTGACCCCAAAAGAATCCGTCATTACAAAAATAACGATAGTATTTATCTTTGTAAGCTTCCTTTAACTCTTTCAAGACATCTTCGGTGATATAAACCTCATCACCTGCGTTCATACCTAAGCAACTTAAATCCATTGGATCGGTTGGTGGCTTGTTGCGTTTCTTTGCTTCCCGTTCGTTCTGCTTTTGCCATTGTTGGTTCATAAATGTCTGCAGACGGGCGTGCTTTCTCCAGACGAACCCATCTTCTTTCGGATCGTAATCGTCAGAGTTATACACCTTTTCGAAGTTTATATCTTTGCCTCGAAGGTGTGCATATTGATCTAGTCCCATAGTTCTCCTTTGTTATCTATTGTCTTATCATATCCCATAAATAAGTCAACTTAAAAAATTGATACCTGAGAAGAGCAAAACTATCAGAAGCAGTGCCAGCGCCCCAGTCAGTTGTGGAAACAACAACCACGCTATGATTGCCACGAAAACGAGCGACATCATACGACCAGCTTCTCCTGGCCAGATGCTTTACCTAGCTGCCGGATCTTGACTCCTTGTTTCTCCCAAGGGCGAGAAATGATTCGTAGCTCGAGACGCAGGGCATGTAACTGCCCTGCAGATATATTATCTACCACCATGGTTATCCTCTTGTTACGAAGCTTCTTATGAATGTTTCCTTTAGGCATCGAGCACCTCCCTTGTAATGCCATCGTCACCTGTGCTGTAGTTGATAGGATCTTTGTAACTTAGATGGTCATCCAATAACGACGGCGCGTTAGCCAAGGTCCCGCTGCCGACCTTTTGGTCACCGCTGTGAATGCGTACCCACATCTTTTCTACGATGCTGCCTCGTTTGAAACGAACGTACACGTGATCACGGTCCTTAAGTTCCATCTCTTTGATTTTAAAATAAACTTTATCTCCGCAATCACCGCAGGAGTAAAGTATGTTGTCGTCCTTTTTTTTCTTTGTCATAACCTTCCTTTGTTACCTCCAACTTAGGACATGATGGGATAGCTGTCAACTAAAAAGCTCAGGATCTTCTCCTGGCAGCAGCTCTGGGATCTAGCTTAAAGAAATCAAGTAAATTCTACCTTTCTGTACGAAACGAGCCATACAGCTTCTCCTGAAGCCAGATGGGAACTTCTTAAAAACAAGAAAACCCAATGCTTTTTGTAGAACGGCAACGGCATCCTGAACCAGGCTGGTGCTGCCACCAGACGTAACCTTCGGATCCCTGTCCGTTGTCAACGAGAAACGAGAACGACAACTAGGAACGAGAACGAGCTTCAAGGGTACGCTGCCTGGCCAGTGCCAGGAGCTGCCTCCGGAAGGATGGCCAATCGTACGGGAACGAGAACGACAACGACGGGACGAGGGAACGAGGATCTGTAAACACGGACACCGGTCTGTATAGTTCTAAGCGTCTGTCCAAGAGGGTCTGATTGCAGATGATAACAACTCCACCATTCTTAATTCGTTTATTAATCCAACTGATTTGCCATTTAGAAAGCCTCGGATACTTGACTTTGTCTGATTTCAATTCCATCCAAAATTCTATACCTTCAGCACAACAATTTAGATCAGGTATACCATTAATTGTTTTAGATTCTATGCGAGTAAAATGTATATTTTTACAGTTCTTTTGAATCAATTGTGATAGTCTTGATTCACGCTTCTTGACTGCCATAAATTAAGTCAGTTTTTGATTCTTTCTTTACTCAAAATACACCCAAGAGGGAAGATGTTTGTATCACTAAAGACAGGTTCTTTCTCGTCATAAGAGGCAAATGTAGTTAAGGTCTTTTTCTTTCTATCAATGTTATGTATGTATCCTTGTGAAACTAAGGTGCAACATTCCAACTTCTTCATCTCATCTTCAGTCTTGTGTCCTGCATCACCAGTAATATCAATCCATCTAATTTTATAAAAATAATACTTTTTCTTACCGACGACGGCATGTTTATATTTAGATTTTTTTCTTCGTCTTGACATGTACTTGACCTAATTTTAATTTAAGTTCTGAGTTATGTACCTCATTGAAAACAGTAATGAAGTTCTCCCAACTAAGGCTTCTCAGTAATTGCCTTTGTCTCAGGCTCAACTTCGATCGTTTTGGCGTTGTAGCCGTCGATCTTCGTCGATAACTCTTGTAGTTTCTTTTCGAGTTCTGCACGTGACATCCCCTCCAAACCAGATACTTTTACTTCTTTCTTATCAATATACAAACCAGCAAGCTGACCTGATCTATATTCTGCGTTTACTGCTGCTGAGTATTGTTTATTATCTGCAGCCATGTCGGCAAATCTTTCTAATCTTCTATATCTTCGTATCTTGTTTCTCTCATACTTAGCTGATATCTCTTCTAATTTTTTATCAAGATATTTACATATGTGAGGGTTTAACTTTCTATTAGTTAATCTACTTGCAATAACAGAATAGTCATTATCGTTTTTACACTCGTACTTCGCCTGTCTTAAGGCATCAGACTTTGTTATCTCACCCCAATTACCAACTAGGATATCAACAAACATCTTTTGTTTTATGGTCAAGTCCTTCTCAGTTCTTAACTCTTTTTTCTTTAATCCTGGCATTAATTTACTTTTTGTTTACTAAATCGTTTTTTTAAATATTCTTTACCGATTGTACCTAGTTTTTTCTTATACTTATCTAAGTTTCTAGCTCCTACTAACATTGAAGCTTGCATTGTTCTTGACAATCTTGTTTTATAATTCTTTGCGGTAAATTTAAGTGCATCTTGTATTATATCTGCTTTATTCATTTTAATGTCTAATTTTTTTAATCCTGCCTTAAATTTTTTATCAGGCGCTGTAGATTGAGCATACAATTTATCCATTTTTGTTTTTAGACTTTTGACTTTCTGTTTGTAAATGTCTGATTTAATAAAGGATTTTATTCCTTTACCAGCCAAACCTTTGATTAATCCACCGGCTAGATATTTACTTGATTTCATAGTTTTTTATTATATAGATTTTTAGAAGTAATAGAAACACTACCCTTATCAACATTTTGCCCTTCCGTAAGACAGATGGTGGGTCTAAGGGACACCAAGGGGACACCTAGAGGGACACCATAGATTGATCAATAATCGTTGGTATATCTACATAATCGTTAAGAGACCCATCAGACCCACCTATTCTGGGTCGATTTTAGAATAAAATTATTCTGGTGTAATAATCTATATAGATAAAATTCTAATAATGTTGTATAAATATCACATAACAATAGATTAATCGTATCTATTCCCTAGGTACCTTTTTTTCTTTAACGTAAAAAGTCATTGTTATACCTTTCGCCCTGGTTGGGTAGCCTCAACCAGGGTTTTTTTGTTTCCGGTGTCCGGTATTCTGTGGTATGTATTATGTATGGGCTATTTAAATGAAAACCTCCCTCGAAGATTTTCAAGGATAGCCTTAAAATCAAGGAGACCACCGTGAATGATATAGATTTTTTTAATTTAGCAACAGCTGCAGTTATTCTAATATTTATTATAGTTCACTTCTTACTTTAATTCGGTTCATCACCATCGCAAATATAACCAATCACCTGTTTACCCTCGTACATATGGTACACATGATTAGAAAATAATTTACGTTTTTTTCTTTCATGCACTGTTACGTTAGTATGAAACCAAGCACTGCACGATTCATGTATTTCAAAGCTGTCTAATTTAACTTCACCAAAAGTAGTAAGATACAATAATGTTATAATGATAGGCTTCATTTACCAATACCTGAAACTACCCTTACTATGGAAGTAATGGGATTAAATTTTACCTTTTTATTAGAGCTACATCCCACAAGCACCACACATACCACAATTAGGCACAAGATCCTCATTTCAACCCCAATCGATCGCGTATCATATCGATCCTTTTTTTAACAGATCTGCGTTCTTCTTTCGAGTCAGCAGCTCTATAGTTCTTATACTCATTTTTATACTCAATCCAATATCTTTGTACTTCTGTAAAAACTATAATTTTTTCTTCTAGACATCTTTTATACCTTCGATGAACCATATCAGGTTCAAGCCCAGCCATATAGCATATTTTTTCAAAATCAGGGGATTTATTTAAGAACCATTCATGGGCATCCTTCTTATAATAAGCCTCTTGTTTACCACCTAGGGTATATAAACAATCTTCAAAAGCCTGTATAATTACCGCCTGGTACAATCGCTGATCAGGGATCTTCGGTTCTCTTACAAATTCTGTAGCAAGATTAGTGCCCATGATTTTTAATAAGTGCGGTGAGCAAATCATAATAAAACAACCTCATATGGTGTGAGTTCTCTGGATCCTTATATTCAAGAAGGAGGTCGTTCATGAACCTAGTTTTTTCTAGGCCGTCCATTTTTTCTACTGATTTAAGATTTAATAGTTCGTCAAATAACATCTGCATAGCAACCAGCTAAGGAAAGATATGGATGTGGAAGCTGGCTACTATACATTTTTAACTAAGGACAACCCTCGAGTCTTTGCGATTCGTTTTCGTCCTATTCTCCAGTTATTTTCTATTTTATCAATTAAGGATAAATTAGCACTCCCCAAACCAAAATCATTTCCACAATATAATTGGAACATAACAGAGGTAATTTCATCGTACGTACGCTTATTAGGGCATAACATTACAAGTTTATCGAGTACATTATCGATCTTACCAGTAGTAGGTAATTTTTTCTCTGCCAAAACAATCTCCTATTAGTTAATAAAAAATTGTGTCCGTTATTCTGTGATAATAAGAAGATTTGAAACCCCTTCTTTTCATTAGGTTGAGGAATACCCTATAAGCAATATAGACTTATAGGGTTGAGTGCAAGTATTATTTTTTAGCTTTTGTTAATGTCTTTCCTTCGGCTAATAATTTAGCTCTAAATGCGTCAGGGCTTACCCCTTGCTTCTTGGCTACTTTCTTAAGCTCGGAATCAACTAATTTGGCTATCATAGCACCTGGGCCTCTAAATCCGTGTTTACCCAAGGCTTTAACAATTGTAAATGTTTCAATATCAACTGCTACTGATTTCCATTTTGTGATATCCATTTTTTATACTCCTTCTTATTTTTACAGGTTGTCTTATATAGACGGTCCATTTCACAAATGTAACCCTCTGTTGCTGCTCGTTTGTTGCCGCTTTTCATAATCTTACGATTAATAGCAGCGATTCTTTTGTCGACCCAAGAGGCCATTAGAAAAAGATTGAATATGCTAATAAACCAAATACGATTAATAAAATCTTAGGGTTTAACAACATAATCAAAGAAAATAATGTCCATTGTATTAGTGGTCCCATTATGCATTCTCCATAAATTCAAGGTTTCTACGTTCTATCTCAATTTTTATAAGTTCTTTTGCCACTAACTCATTGATTGGATAGGTTGGCGATCCAAATATATCTAACTCACAAGCAGTAATTTTTTTTACAGCATCTTTAAACATCTCACTACTTTCTTCAACTGGGTTGCCCCCAGCATCAATAGTAATCATGTCCTGTAAAATATTATCTACTTTAGATGCAAACTCTCGCCATTCTGTACAGTTTGATTTAAGTATTGTGTTTTTCATTGTTTCGGCCTTCCATCTATCCCTACAAACATTGTTGCTTGCGCTTTGTCCAATGTTGATTGAATAAATTCCATAATTTTATGGAAGTCAATACCTGCTTTATACTTTGGGTTATACGCATGTCCATCAACTCTTTCACCGTCGATGTAAAAATGTATCTCCCCGTCATGTTTTAGTTCAACTAGAATAGCTTTAGTATCTTTATCTATCTCGTGAACAAGGTCATTTGGTCCTCCCTTTGACCATGTGGGTTTTAGTATGTTTATTGTCATGTTATACTCTCCTTATGTAATAATTTACATACCATTTCTGATATTAAAAGCAAGGATAAAATGGGAGAAGTATGAAGTTTTTTATGACAATAGCAGTGTGTTCTTTTCTCGATGGTACTTGTACTCCTCATGTTAATTATCCTATTGAATTTAATTCTTGGAGCGCATGTATGTATGAGGCTTTAAAAGAATCTGAAATTGTAATGTCCCAGTTAGATCAAGATCTAGTAGATAGACATAGGTTGGCTACTCAGTTTATGTGCAAAGAAAGCAACGTTTACTAGGGGTTGTCAAGACTACCATATATGGTATATAATCTCTTATGAAGCACTATTTTGTTCAGATACGATACAAAGGCAAGTATTTTAGTGGGACAGTCAGTGCTGAAACCGACGGCGAAGCTTTAAGTCAGGCGGAGAAAAAAATGAAAGCCGGGGAGCTTCAATGTCAAGATGAAGACTTCTACAATAAATCTAGAACCTTCATCACATATGAGGAGATAAAAAATGGCACTAGCAGAGATGGTATCAAAGAAGCTAGAACTGGAGTCTAAGTGGGCAACTCAAGCGCTCAAACAAGGTAAAGTTACACCAGACATGAAGTGGATTGATATCGCAATAAAAAACCTTAAAGCAAAAATTAATAAAGATGCTGTTGAGGAAGTAAAAAAAGAGTTTGATATAGCAAGCTAAATCGCTATAGTACATTACAGTTATGTCACTAAAGCACGCACTCCTTGACGCTCTTGAAAAAAAATACGATGCTGAAATAGCAGCGGCTGATGCTACGATAAAAATATACCTTACTAAATCAGTAGGAATTGGTGAACACCCACAACATTTAGATGAAATAGATAAACAACTTGGTATCATTACACATGCAAGTGAAAAGAAAGAAGAGTTAAAAAATTTTGCTGACGATTCCTGATGCCATCACAAAGTTAAAAAACTTTCTAGTAAGACAACTAGATAAATACTACGCAATCATTGAGCATTGGTCATCGAAACTTAATTCCTGGTCTTGGAGAAAACGTTGGAGAAATAGAAAAGACGGAACCGGTTATCGTTAATATTTTTTAAATATGATTCGCCATATCCAAGATCGTGTAATACTTACACCTGTAAATATCAATGCAATACCAATGCTATCTAAAATGCTTGGATACAAACCAAACAGAGGAAATATATAAAGCTGTATTAGAATAGCTAAAATAAATCCTGAACCTACATCGATTATACTTTCGACTAGACTCCGCACATACCCTCACACTCTTGGTTAAAGAGATCTATTTGGTCTTCACCTTTAAACTTCACTTGATCTAAGGGCACACAAGATCTATGCACAAAATTCTTTACCTTTGGATTATGTGCTCTCATCTCTTTATCAAAGTCGACAGCGTTTTGAAACTCACTTGGTCTATTAGCTTTCATATCTATCCAAAATCTATCATCATGAAATGGACAACCTATACAAGCAGACTTTACTGGTTTCTTGTAACCTTTACCCTCATACCAGTCTAAGCAATCTTGCCTTGATATTCTTTTCTCAATTAGCGGAAATCTATTTTTTTGCCACCAAAATCTAGATGGCTTCATACGCATTATTTCATCAGTAGAAATACCTACCCACACCTCTATGTGTTCTGTTTTTGGAAACTTTTGTCTTGGTTTCAAACCACAAAGCTCTCGTATTTTTTTTGCTATTGGAGTAATTTTATATTCTCTAGTGCATTGTCTACGGCCCATACCTTTTTTACCTTGTTCATTTAATGTGTAGAAAGGTGCAGATGCAAATTGATTCCCGCCTGGTGCTAAAGCTGCAAGTATATCTGATCGTATGTTACTCTTTTGAACAATATGTACAGGATAACTTAGAATCGTTCTAAGGTATTCAAGATGTTTGATTACTGGTTCAGGCTCCCAACCCGTGTCTGCAAATATGGCTGCATCAGGTTTTACACCAAAGTCACCTTTGTCTGCCATCAAAGCCATTGTAGAGCTTTGCACCCCTGCGCCTAATGAAAGTATACGTAGTTTAGGTTCCACACTAAATTAAACCTTGTTGTCTTAATTCTTCCGGTGGCCGTTGTGGACTGCACATTGGGCAATCAACTCGAATCATGTTGCCTTCAGACGTGTCCTTATAAACCCAAATCTCTCTCTGATCTTTACATCTCATGCATGATGTTTTCTTCTCGTCATGCGGTACGTATCTATTAGTCATGTGTCTCTCCCCAGTTTAATCCTAATTCAATATCTACTTTAAACGGTACACGTAAATTTTCAATAGCATTTTCCATACAATCTTTAATATTTTTCATATCTTTTTCATCGTATACACTAAAGCATAGCTCATCGTGTATCTGTAATAAAGGTGTATACCCCATCTTGAAACACTCAATCATTGCTTGTTTAGCTTGGTCAGCAGCAGATCCTTGTATTAATCTATTCAAAGCTTTGTAAGTAAAAGCTCGTCTTATGTTATTACCATAATTAGCTTTGGCCTCATTGTAATTCATTGCCTGGTTCATACCAAACGTTGCAGGTTCCCATTTATCAAATCTACACTTTCTACCTTTTATAGTTCTTATAAAACCAAACTTACTTGCTGATTGTGTTACAGCTTCTGCTAATTTTTTTACAAAGGGCACTCTTGAGTTATATTTATTTAATAATATTTCTGCTTTATCTTTAGATATTCCTAATTCTTTAGATAATTTATTTTTACCCATACCATAAAATAATCCTAGATTTATTGTTTTTGCTTGTGTACGTGAGATCTCTGCCATATCAGCTACAATCTGATGAAAGTCTGCAGACTCATCTTGGTATGCTTTTATAAACTCTTCTGAACCATCTAAATTTTGTCCGATGGCCGATGAGTAATGTGCTACTAATCTTGGTTCTTGTTGTGAATAATCAAATGAACCCCATTGCTTTCCCTCTTCAGGCAAGAACAACGATCTAATTTTATTTCCAAATTCTTTGTTACGTGCAGGAATCTGTTGTAGGTTTGGATTAGCATAAGACAATCTTCCCGACACTGTACCACCTTGATCAGATCTTAGTTGGTTAATCTCAGCATGTATCCTACCTTTATGTACAAATCTTTGTATCGAATCAATAAATGTAGAATGAAATTTATTTACTTCTCTAGCCTCACGAATTAATTGTGCTATAGGATGCTCACAGTTCGCCAACCAGTTAGCTGTGAATGATGGCTCTCCTGACTTTTGTGTAAGCGGATAATCTATACCTACCCTGTCAAATACTTGTGCCACGCTTCTCGCAGCCCAAATATCTACACCGAGTGTAGTTTCATCTTTAATTTTTTTAAGAAGTTTGTTTTCTTTTTGTATAAATTCTTTTTTTAATAGTTGTGCTTTCTCTTCATTGACACGTATACCTTTTGATCTCATCTCAATAAGTATTGGTAGTAGAGCCATCTCCATTTCCCAAACATCATTAAGTGATTGTTGTTGTATTTCAGCTTTAAATCTTTGCCATAACCTCAATGTAAGACCTGCATCTTGTTCAGCATAAAAACCAACATAACCTGCAGGCATTCTCCATAAGTCTTGTTTTGGATCTATACCCCATTCTTTTGCTTTTTCATTCAAAAATGTTTCGTTTTTAATCTCACCAAGATAATCTTTTGCACAGGCATTCAGAGAGAAGCTCCACCTATTCTCATCAATAAGAGCTGCAGCTATCATAGTATCTACAATCTTACCATTGATTACAAAGTTGTTTGCTTTCAACCAACCCAAATCATATGCAGCGTTATGAAAAATTTTAGTAGCTGGGCTTTTTAATAAGTCCTCCATCCACGCTACGGTAATAGATAGATCCATGTTGCCCCCTGCGTCGTGTGCTATTGGGAAATAGTATTGTTTACCTAACGCAGCTACAGCAAAACCAACAATGTGGCCTTTACCATATGCCCAACCTGCGCCATATTTTTTTAGTTCAGGGTCCTTAGTTTCTAAGTCTATTGCTATCTCATCCGCTGCACGTAGATCAGGATACTCTGAGGGACAAACCCAGTCAGAATCAGAGTAAATAAAATTAAGTTGATGACTCATAATCTCTTTCAATAATCATATCAATACAATGTTTAGCCTTTAATAAATCTTTTTTACCACCCTTAAGTTTGTGGCGTGTAATATATTTTATAGCCTCCCCTTCGGGCCAAGGCAGATCATTTTTAATTGAGTATTGTGCTGGCTGAATCTTAAACTTTTGATAATGTGAGCCGCCTTCTTGTTTTTTAAATACTGACATAATTACTTTTATACAATTTATAATATTTACTCAATGGAAAGTTATACTTATGAAACGTTCCTAATAGGTGTAGTGTGTTAATGGTTCTTGTTACTCCTGTATACCAAACACGAAGTTCTTGTATCTTATCTATTAATGACTTTCTATCAAAATGTGAAGGGAAATTACATTTAGACGATAGCACTACATTATCTGCTTCACCACCTTTGACCTGGTGTATTGTATCAATAAGTATAGGTGCTCGGTCATCTAAGTTTGCTCCCGAATCAATAAGTTTAACAAAGTATTTTTTATCACCATCTTTAAATTTTCTTTTGAAAGCTGTTTGCCAATCTGTTTTATCTTCCACCATTCCACCCTGTAAATGTAATTGATCAAAATCAAATACTTGGTTTGGGTGAGCGAAGCTCCACTTCTTGCTGTCCGCTGACCGGTAGCCGTGATCTATATTAAGAAGATAGTTGTACATATTACAAGCGTCCTCTCTTGTAATCGCACCACCATCACAAATTTTACCCCAATCTTGTATGGCCTTCCATTGATTCATATCAAAAGATTTGTTGCCTTTCATATCTTGGAAATACAAACCCATATTTTTAGCTTCACCTTGCAATTCTTTTTTTACATCATTGATTCTTGCAAGCACCATCCAATTGCCTGTCATATCAAAAGGGACTTTACGCAAAGAACTCCAACGAAAGATCTCACCCTCTTTATCATTAGATTCAAAATTTTTTATCACTCTATGTCCCTCCATACCATTCAATAAACACTTTGCTAAAAAATGCACACGTTTGTTGAGTCTTCTAGATTTATCTAATATTTTAGAACGACCAGGAAATGTTTGGAAATAATACACGTTCGCACCATTCCATTCATAGATTGCTTGATCATCATCTCCTGCTAGATAAACTTTGTCTGCATGCATAGCTAATTTTACAACCATGTCCCACTGCAGAGGGGTAAGATCTTGAGCTTCATCCACCATTAAAACTTTAAAATTTATTGCCAATCCTGATTTGATATATTTTTCAACCATATCAGTAAAATCTAATCTATCATTTTTAAACTTACCTGGTTCTATTTCATAGGTCTTATATTTTTCATAGTTATGTATGATTGATTTGAATTGTTGAAGTCTAACTCTTTTACGTGGTTCTTTTTTGTAAAGCTCTACGGGATCGACTTTCATGTTCCTTGCTTTATCATAAATTTGTAAAGACCAATTATTATATACATTTTGATCATCCCAATTAGGTTTGTAATTTAATTTGACTGTGCCATACTCCGTATGAAATTGCAGCATATCTACACGTGGATCTAACACAGGTATCTCTGCAAACTGTTGTCTTGCCAAACTATGTAATGTTCTAAAATATTTAAAATCATCTTCATCGTAGCCTTTGAATTCTTTTCTAACTCTGTCCAAGCATTCTTGCACAGCTTTATTCGTAAACGATATGTAACAAATCTCGTCGGGTGATATTCCTCTTCTTAAAAATCTTTTAGCACGTTGCAGCAACCGGTGTGTTTTTCCGGTGCCCGGTGGACCAAAAAATTTAATTGTTTTCCCATGGAGCTTTTGCTTTATTAAATTTGACATTTTTATTTTTATGCTCTGTTTGTTTTGGCAACTCGGAGAACCAATGTCTCGTGTTATTGCCTTGGAATTTTTTGCTTTGGCCACAACCGTTTTCCTTTAGATACATAGTACATTCTTTTTCAGACCAATTATACCCCTGTTTTTTCATAAATAATCTAAATGTATCTAGCTTAAACCTTACCTCTTCTTTGTCCTGCCAAATATTATCATGGTCAATTTGATCAAATTCATCAACAACATTGGTATCTTCAATAAATTTTACCATTCTAGTATTAAATATTTCTTTTCTCTCGTCTTCACGATTTACATCTTCCATATCTTTTTTATTAGTAATCAACTCTTCTAACCAATCTCTATAAGGATCTGGGTCACGTTTACTTGGTTTTAATGGCCGCCATACAATATCGTGTGCTAATAGTTTCTCTCCCAATAATTGTTGTTGGTATAATTGTTTTGTTTCTAGTCGAACCACCTTACCTTGTATAGGCAGTAACCAGTATGGATCAGGATAAGTATTTACTTTTGTTAGTTTACCCACTTCAGGTAAAGCTTCGTTAAGACCGATGCCATATTTTCTTTTGGCACATTGTCTAGATCCATTACAAAAAGAACGTGCTATTGAAGTCCCACATTTAAAGCTATATTCATTTTTACCAACTTGTTCTATTACTTTATTAATCTCTTTGGGATTGAGTGGTGGCACGCAAATCTTTTTATTCATATCTCGCATCATTTCAGAATAATAATCAACATCCGAATTAATTTTTTTTGCTAATATTCCTACATTAAACATAGCATCGTTTCTACCTTCACCTTCTTTGACTTGGTTTCTTAAAAATTTATTTACACAGTTAGGCCATTCCTTATTCTCTGATTCGCCTTGTGGTCTGATGTCGTAAAAATGTTCTTTGGTAATTACAAACTGTTTTACAAACTCAAGGTAGTCTTCAAACTTTAACGAATTACCTTCGTTATCCATTGCACATCGTGTAGAAAATTTTGCATTTTGATATGGTAAATTAACAAATTGTCCCTTTTGTTTGTCATCCCATTTTTCAGGACTTAAATCTACGGTGTCTTGTGCTGGAAAAATATCAGTGGTTGTATCATTCACACCTAAATCAGAAGCGATCATAATTAATTTTTTACGCATGTCTTCTGCAGGTACTTTATGTTTTAAATGTATTATTAAATGCAATCCATTTGATTTAGATCTATACGGAACTAATGGATATTTTCTTTCCCTAATTAATTTTATAAATTTTTTGTGATCTATATTATATCGATCCACATCGATAACACCCCATGAGCAAGTAGAGTCATCTCTTATTGGTATAGAGCCATGATAAGCTTTGCCTTCTAAATGCTCAAGCCAGTGTTTATCCTCCATTGGAAACTGATTCATCCAATGTGAATATTCTTCTTTACCCTTAGCATTCTTTGTGCCCAAAGGTTTTGAAGAACCATAATAAGTATGGGATCCTTGGAACAGTGTTTTAAACTGCTCCAAGGTTTGACTAAAATCCATAATTAGAATGGTGTTTTTTCTTGTTGTTCTTCTTTGTTGTGTTTAACTTTAACAGAACCACCCATAACAGACTCTCTAAATTTAGCAGCTCTTTCTACTAAACCCTGATTATCGCATGTGCCTTCAGAAGTTATTTCCCATCCATACCAAGATCCAAGATTGTTTTTCTCAAGTACAGTTTTTAATCTGTATAGTTGAGTAAACGGAGCAGGTCTAAAAAAACCCTTCCCATTTTTCTTTGGAACTTGCATTAGGTTCATCATAGAATTCCACTTTTTAGATTTCTTTCTTTGAGTGGACTTCATTGTGATTAAAGCCTCTGTTGCCATTTGTTCTTCACAAATTACAACATAATGAGATGCTGTTTCTTCTATGTAGTTTCCGTTTTGTAACCTATCTTTACCATCATCACCTCTAGTTGTTTTAGCGATGATATCTGAGTCAGCAGGATATACATTTCTTGGTGCAGTGCTGCCTTCTTGGCCACGATCTGCCCATTCAATGTACTCGAACTTATAGAAAGCTGGTATAACTCTTATACCTTTAACACCATCATACAGTTTATCTGTAACAGTATTAATGATCATTCCTGGTCTAGCCTTCTCAATAAATTTAGAATCACCCTGCGTAACTTGTGGTGATAGTTGAGATAGTATTTTTAGAAACGGTAGCTGAAGACTCTTACTATCAATGTTATCAAAACCTTGATCAGCAAATTTTTCGATATCAACCGTTGCTAGTGCGTTGTTCTTTTTTACGTCTACGTCTTTACTTGATGACATATTACTCCTTCGTTTTTAGTTTTGCTTTATTAGCGATATAGACACCGAATAAATCAAACGGGAGCTCCTTACCTTTTTCGACTTGTTCTTTTGCAAAAGCTTTTAAAGTCATAGGTTCGACTTTTTCTTTTTGAACATATCTAAACCCATGCTCATTACAAACTTTGATGAGTTCAGAAGCCAAATTATCTTGACCTCTGTTAAATGATGCAGTGATTTGATTTTTAATTAAATCACCATAACCTTTATCTCTTAACCAAGAGAACGCCTCTTGTGTTCTAGACTCAGGGATTTTAGCAGCATAAAAAGGTTTTACTTCTACTTTACTGCCATCTGTTAAGACAAGTGTATTTACCCCTGCTTCTTGCATGAGTTCAGGCACTTTTCTTTCTACATAATCTCTTAATCTTTTTTTCTTATTGGCTAGGATTTCTTCATCGTTTTCGATTTCACTTTCCAACTGTTTCATTTCATTACAAGCTTTTGTGATTGATTTCACAGAATCTTGGTCTAAACTTAAATTAGAAAATTTTTCAATATCCATATCTTGAGTCGGACAATATATTTTCTTATTGAAAACGCAAGGAGAAAATAGTAGAAAGATCATGGATGTGGAAATACCCGTACAAAACTAAACCTTTTGAGCATCAAAGGACTGCATTACAAGCATCATCAAATGCAATAAACTTCGCATATTTTATGGAAATGGGTACTGGTAAAACTAAAACAACAATAGACAATATTTCTTACCTATATTTGAAAAACTTGTGTAAATCCGCGCTTATTATAGCCCCTAAATCTGTATACTCAGTATGGAAAACTGAATTTGCAAAGCATTGTCCTGATTCGATTGACCCTGTGTTTTATATATGGAAACAAACAAAAAAGAATTTTAAATGGGGAGATCCCAGCAAACTTAGAATCTTTCTAATAAATGTTGAAGCTCTATCTACAAAAAAAGGTTTGAAAGCATGTGAAGAATTTTTAAGAGATAATAGAAACAATATTACAGTAGTGGATGAATCAACCACAATAAAAAACCCAAAAGCATTAAGAACAAAGAACATTTTAAAATTAAGAAGCCTATCGAAAATGCGCCGTATATTAACAGGATCACCAGTAACAAAATCTCCATTAGATCTTTATACACAATGTGCATTCCTTGATCCACAACTTTTAGGGTTTACTAGTTTTTATGCTTTCAGAAACCGATATTGCAACTTTGAGGAAGTATATGTAGCACAAGGAGAAACTATCTCTGTGCCAACATCTTTTAAAAATCTTGAAGAATTAGAACATAAATTAAAACATTTTTCATACAGAGTAACTAAAGATGAATGTTTAGATATTCCTGATAAACTGTACCAAATCCGTACAGTTAAACTTGAGGGCGAACAAAAAAGAGCATATCAAAGCCTTCGAATGAATGCTTTGGCTTTGCTTGAAGAAGGCACTATCTCGGTACACAATCAATTAACTGAAATATTACGATTACATCAATTAGCAAACGGACATTGTAAGGATGATAACGGTGGTATGATGCAGTTTGAAAACCCAAAACTTAAAGCGATGCTTGAAATATTAGAGGAGACAGAGGACAAAGTAATTATATGGGCTACTTACATTCATAACATTAATGAGATTGTTGTTGCTCTAACTAAAAAATATGGAAAAGAATCGGTGGTGCAAATGTATGGTGCTATAACTGTTGAAGATAGGAATGAAGCTGTAGATCGTTTTCAAAATGATCCTACTTGTAGATTCTTCGTTGCTAATCCTGTAACTGGTGGTTATGGTCTTACACTCACGGCTGCAAAATATGTTATTTATTATTCCAACAATTACAACTTAGAAGTGAGAAGACAATCAGAAGATAGGGCTCACAGAATAGGACAAAATAAAAATGTCGTTTATATTGATATTATGGTTGAGGATACTATTGATTTTAAGATTGTTGCTGCACTAAAGAAAAAAATTCAGTTATCTGCACAAACATTGGGTGAAGATGCTAAACAATGGCTTATTTAGCCTTTTTTCATCTGATCATTAAATATCTTTAATCTTTCGAGAAATTTATTAGCGTATTCGTCTAATTCAGGCTCTTGGAGCTTAAATTCTTGATATTGCAGTCCTCGGGTCGCGATAGCCACTACACCCTGCTCTATGGCTCCGTAATGCGTTTTATGGGCCAAATAATAAGCACCTAACTGATGTTTATAATCATCTACCCATTCCTCTCTTTTTGGTCTATTTGATTGCTTAAAATCAACAATTGTGGGCTTTCCATCACTCAAAGCCACCATATCTGTTGTACCTGCATATTCTTGGTTAAAAGCAAGAGATACCTCATTACCCCAAACTTCTTCTATTTTAAGATTTTCCTTAATAATCTCAGCCATCTTACGTGGTAAAATACCAAAGTCAGTAGCATTATAATACTTTTCATTATTGTAATAAAATTCAAGAACCTTATGCATCTCTGTGCCTACGGCAGACGCGTTCTTCATTATTCTGTCTGCCTCTTCATTACCTATTCTTCTTCTCCAATCATCAAGCGTTTTTGTATCTTTAGTTGCACTTAATATGGTTGTAACTCCTGGTACACCAATATCATCAACTAAATATTTCCTGCCTGTTTCTGTATGGAATCTATTATGTTTTTTGTAAGTGAATTTTTTGTTTATTTTGATCACATATACTAATTAGCCAAAAGATTGACTAAAGTCAAAATAATTGCACCCATACCACCAACTAATGCAACGAAGAACCAATTTACTTTTTGCCTTACATCATCAAGACCTTTATGCATATGATCTTGTTGTTTTTTAAGTCCTGATATATGACCATACAAAGCTATGATATGCTCACCTGTAGTTCTTGGATCTTTACCGTTGGCCATTTGTTTCTCTCCTTCTTGCTGCAGCAATAGAAGTAGAATCAAAAGGATATAATGAAGCTACCTCTTGTGATGATACCTGGCCGGTGTTCGTTGGTACATTTACATTTGAAGGCACAGGATTTTCTAATTGAAGATCATCTGTTACGGGAGCTGTATCAGCTTCAACATCTCGCTCTTCTTGATCTACGGCAGCCTCAATTTGATTTTGTACAGATCTTTCTATCATAGCCACTAAGTTGTTGTCTTCTTCTACATTTCCTGATGATCCGCTAAAGTTTTGTGCAAACATTGTATCATATGTATGCTTAGGTAAATTTTTCTCATCATATATTGGTTGTGGTATTCTTATTGAAAGGTTTAACAATTCTTCTCTAATTCTTTCCTCATCAATATTCTTAGGATCTACAAATGGAATATCTTTATCTTCTTCATTTAAATAATTTAGTAATCTTGCAAAACCTTCTCTCTTTCTTGTAAGGCCAAGTTTGAATGCCGAATCAGTAACAGAACCAATTTTTCCAGTGATACCGTTACCCGATAAAGAATTTACAATTGTATTTATACTTCTACCTGAATAATAGTCTCGACCAGGCAAAAGAGCTCTAGGAGTTCCTCGTCCTATTTTCTCACCTCTTAATAATTTTAATGTTTCATCTGGCAACAATGCATCGTTCATCGCTCGTAAAGCTACAGGGTCCGTAAGTATTTGACCTGCTCTTCTCGCTAGTAAAATCATTACTAAGGGTGCTAACGGACTTGCAACAAATCCACTACCTATTAAAAGACCACCACCAATAGATCCACCTAAAGTTAATCTTCTTTGTAAGAATTGTGATGTATCTGTGATAGGCACGTCAGAAATTGCCTTCATATAACTTGCAAAGTTAAATAACTCATCTGCTCCGTTTTTACCTAACATCTCTGCAAGTTTAGCTCGACCAGTCTCAGATGTTGCTTTACCTGCTCCTAACTTATTCATAAATGAGTCTATGTTGAACTTAGCAAAATCATTTGGACTAAATCTAATATCTGCAATATCGTAAATACCATTAGTTTGTTTTATAGTATTAATGTTAAAATCCGGAAGCGCTGCTTTCTCAGCTCTTGTAAGTGTGCCCATAGAATCCTGTAAATATTTTGTTCCTGCTTGAATTTCAGGACCTTTAGTCAAAGTTCTAAATATTGATCTTGCTTGTGGAGAGTTGACACTATCAAAAGATTCTAAAAAAGTATTAAACATATATCTTGCATTTGCTGCTTTAAACAATGCTTTACCACCCTCTGTAGCTTTGATACCTACCTCGCTTGCACCTTCAGCTCCTATCATAATCTTAAACTGTTTAATGGCATCTGCTGAATTACCTGCAAAAACATTTCTTTCAATTGCACCAAATAATTGATCAGGAAATATTGCTTGAGTGCCATATATTCCCTCCAAACTTTGTGCTGTAAAAGCATTTCTGTCTAAAGCTCTTATTGATTTAATTATAGGTGCTCTCTGATAAAAACCCTGTACTGATGAAAAAATTGTATTTGCTGTTGTCAATTGATCTTTGAGTTTTTCACCTGCGGATATTGTTGAGTTGATATAATCATCAGCTAAACCCTGTCCGTTGTTTTTTAATATTGTATCATATGTAGCTTTTATACCTTCATCAGCAAGTAATGCACCTTTTGTTAAATTACCACCAAACGCATTAAAGTCTGCCTCCATTGCTTCACGCATTATAAACATTTGGTTTTTTAAGGTTTGATACTCAGAACCTTCGATAGCTCTACCAAGCATAGTCATTACACCTTTGAATTGTGATGGTGTTATTCTACCATCACCAATAGCTAACATTGCTTTCATAAATGTATTTATAGGATCTCCTGATTTAGTTAAAACTTTCTCTAAAGTCTTAGTATCTAAATCTCCAAAACCATCCACGTACCTACTAAACTCTGGAAACAAATTTTTATTTTGTTCTAAAAACTCTTTCGCTGCTTGTTGAGTTTTTGTAAGTTTTATTAATGCTGGATTACCTGTAGCTGCAACCAATGAATCAAATTTATTGTATGCTTGTGTGTACAAATCTACATTCTTGGCATAAGTTTTTGTTGCTTGTTTATAAACTGAGTCAGATAACACTGATGCTTTTACTATTGGAGCATATGCCGATAAATTGTTTAAAAACATTTTACCACCTTCTTGTTCAGCTCCTTGAAGAGCATCTCTACCTACTTTCGAAACAAATGGGAATACCCCTAAAAATCTAAAATACTTTTTACCTAGTTCAGCAAAAGTTCCACCTTTACCTGTTAAAACGTCATCTTTCATTGCTGAAAGTAAAGGAATCGGTAATCCTTTATCTCTAGCAAATTCAGCTAATTTTTTTTGATCTGGTCCAACTGTACCAAATAGATTTCTTATACCTTTTGCCATTGGCCCAAATATAAAAGGACCAAGAGCTGCAGCACCTGCATTCCAATAAAATGCATTCTTCATCGCCACTGCTGCGTTCGTTACAATATCTCGATCTACTTCACTTTGTTTTATTTCTGATAAATCATCACCAATAGCTGATGCAATTTTTACACCTGCTGTCTCATTTAGAACGTCATAAGTAATCGCACCGGCTCCAGCTCCTGCCGTCCCACCTAATACTGAGTATATTTCAGTTCTTCCTAATGGACTTTGTACAACCTTCGCAGGTACATCTGATGCTCTAGCTAAAAGTTTTAATGCACCTCCCAAAAATTTAAATCTTCCTGGTAATCTATCTGCTATCGCTGTTGCTTTTTTTAGTAATGGACCTGGACCTCTGTTCCAAAGATTACCTGATTTTGCTGCACCAAAAATTTGTTGTCTGTTTGCTACGTAAGGTGCAATACTTCCAGTAAGATCACCAACCAATTCATATGTAGCTTGATTTGCTCCACCAGCTGCAGCTATTGGATCCTTTCGTTGAGTATCTTGTCTAGCTAACCTTGATGTTACAAGGTCTCTTTGCATAGCTAGTTCACTCATCTTGGGACCTTTTAAATCACCACGATCAATAAGTGTGTCTATTATTTCTCTCTGCTTCCTATTTAATTTTGATGGATCTAATGATCGTTCATCTAATTGTTTTTGTAATGATTCTAAAGTAGCCATTATTTATCATAATCCTCTATTAATTCATTTGTCGGTTTATCCATAGTTGTACCAACTGGAGCGTCAGTCTCACCTAAACTCAAACCATATTTATTTCTGTATTGTTCGAGAACTATGTAGTCACCAAATGCTTGATTAGTAAAGTCGTTTTCTAATCTTTCAATATCTTTGATAAGAGTTTCATTGATCGCTCTTAATGATTGTATCACTTGTACTTGACCTTTACCAATAGGGAATATGTTAACTAGCTCTCTTGCATTTTGAATATCTTTTTGTGTTAATCTGTCTTTTGATTTTAATGCGTTTGCTAAGGCATAAACTGTTATTGTTTCATTAATTGCAAGTCTTTCTAAATCTTGTGAATCATCTGTACCAACAGGAGAAATGAAAGCTTTTAATTGTGTTTGTCTTTCTTCATATATTTCTTCCATTTGTTTCTTTAATTCATTTTCAGCTCTTTGAGTGGTAATATTTCTATCCTCTGCGTAAGACTTGATATTCTCTTCAGTTAAAAAATCTTTAGTGAAAAAATCATTTAGATCAGCTTTATTTGAACCAATACTAAAATTAAAGTCAGATGCAGCACCACTTAAACGACTAAATAATAAATTTAGTTTACCTCTTGGACCTGCAAGTTGTTTTTTATCTCTTTGTGCTTGTTCAAGAATTTGTAAGTTAATTTTGTTAAATGCATAACCTTTATATGCACCTGATATATCTTTTAATACTTTGCTTTGTAATTCATTTGCCTTTTCTCTTTTAATAAATCTTACATACCCGCCATAAGGAATAGTTTGAAAGGCTTGTGTACCTTGTTGTGTTAAAGCACCTGGTATAGCAATTTGTACTGAACCATCTTTTAACGATTTACCAGCGATGTTACGAAGTTTTCCATCTGGACCCATTATCTGTACAACACCAGAATCACCTTCTAACATATCAATATCGTTTGCTGCTTTGAATTGTTCTGTAGCCATTTCAAGAGCTTCCGACATTAAATTGTTTTCTAATTCACTCTCTTTTAATTTAAGTGTTGCATAATTATTTGATGCTGGACCTAATGCTTGCCCAAATACATCGACTGCTCCAGCAAGACCTTGTTTCTTCGTTGTGCCGCTCATTAACCCTGCAGCTAAATTTAACAAGAATGTTCTTCTTGCTAGACCAGGATCTCTACCCTTCATTAACTCTGCTTTAATTTCTCTTGCTAATGCTATTTGTTGAGCAAACGGTGTATCTTTTTTTACGTCACTTACGCCTAATGTATCTTTCTTTGGTTCTTTTATTGGAGCTTCAGGTTTAGAGGCAATGGTTCCTTCAATAATTGGACCCGTCGCAGCTCCTGGTTCTGCACCAACAGGACCTTTAAGGCCTCCATCTATACCTGTTGATTTTTCTATAGCTTTATTTTTTATCTCACCAACATTTATAGAGTCGGTGCCTTTAACATTTTGCTCGCCCTCTGCTTTTGCTACGTTTACATTTCCAGTTAATGCTACTTCAGATGCCTCTTTAATATTTTTTGCTTCTTCCGCTAATCTTTTTTCAGTATATGGTTTGCTTCTACCAGTTACAATTTGAGTTGGGTCAACTGGAGTAAATAAATTTGGAAATAATGGATCACCAAGTTTATTTGTAAGATTTAGTGCTTGGTTTGTGGTCCCCATAGGTTTTTGAGTTAAGTAGTCAATAGCTCCTCCCACAATAGGTCTAGCTAAATTATAAGCACCAAGACCTAAGCCTGCAGCCCTTGTGTAAGGATTTATTAGTGCTAGTCCACTTAAACCAAAATCTACTACATTTTTAGCCATACCCTCTTGCATTCCTAATTTGTCTGTCAAAGCTGATACCGCAGCATAAGTGCCCGCAGGGGCAATTAACGTCCTAGCAATACCACCCCCAAAACCAAAAGGAACTCTAGTTTTTGGATTTTTTAATTGACCTGGAAGAGATCCTGGAAAATTTTTTACATCTCGGCCTAATCTTTTAAAAAATTGACCTGTTCTACTAAAAAAATTTGGTTGATTTACTACCATTGGTAAATTTCTTGTATTAGCTATTTGGCCAGTAACATTTTGAGTTACAGGACCCATTACAAATTGGCCAATTCTAGCCTTCACAGGTTTTAAGTAGCCTTTACGCAAAGCTACCTGTCTAAACATTGGTCTATTTAAAACATTATTTATGGACATGTTACGTCGTCCTTGGTTGTTGCATTGCGTCGAATGCAGTAAATGCTCCAATACCTGTTCCTACCGCTTGAGCCAAAGGACTTTGTGTAGGTGCAGTTGATGAACCAAGTGATGACTGAGATTTTGGTCCTGCAGCATAAATGTTTGATAAGAAGTCTAATCTTTGGAAAGGTTCTCCAGCTTGTTGTAATCTTGAAGCTCTTGCGGCATCTAAAGTCTGTTGTGCTAATTGTCTTTGTACGCCACCCGCATCAAACAATTGTTGTATATCTCGTTGTGCCATTTGTTGTTGCTGTTGTCCAAGATTTCCTAAACCTAAACCAATATCACCCAAAGTTCTTTGTTGAGCTTGCGCAGCACCTAAAGCTGTATTGAAACCTTGTTGTTGTGATAAACCTATTTGTTGTAATGCTCTATTGGCTAATTCAGATTGAGCAACACCAAGTCGTCCACCACCAAAAGCTCCTGCTCCAACTGCCTGCGCAGCTAATTGGTTTTGTTGTATTTGTGCTTGTCTACCTATTTCATCAGTAACAAATTGTTGATAAGGATTAAAAAATTGTGAAATGTTTGGGGTCTGTGCAGCAAGTAATTGTCCTATACCTGCTGTGGTAGTTGGTGCTCCAACGCCAACTTGTCCGGCAGCCGTTAGTCCTTGTCGTTCTAACTGATCTAAGCCAGCAACTTGCATTGCAGGTATGGTCATTGGTTGTTGTGCTGCAGCTCTAGCTAAATCTAATAATTCTATTTTTCTTTCTTCTATACCAGGAGCTTCTCTAATTACGGATGTTTGAAAAGATGTTCCGCTTCCTGCAGGCGCTGGAGCAGGTGCAGAACCACCTCCGCCGCCACCAAAAATTTTACTTACTATCGATCCCATTATACGTCTCTCTCCATTTGAATATGTTTAACTTTCCAACCCCATTTTTTAGAAACTCGTGCCCAACCTGGTCTGCACCAAAAAGATAATTTTTTACAGTTATTTAGTTTAGCAAATTTTGTGACTGTTGACACTAGTGCGTCTTCCCATAAATATCTCTTCCTACCTGTAGTTATTATAGCTTCTAACTGATTAAAATTAGGTAGTGCAGCTATTCTTGTTACCATAAGAGCAAAGACTTGATTTAACTCATCTTCGTCATTACCAAAGGCTAAAAATAACTGCGCTTCGTCTTTCTTTAGAAGATCTTTTATATGGTGAGGTGATGCAAACCCACCTGAATATTTCAAAGCCTCGGCGATCATAAAATCACATAGAGGCCAAAACTTATCTATGTATTGGGGTTCGATAGATATAATGTCTATCTTTGGTTTAGTTAACTGTTTTACTTTCTGCATCTTTTCCTTTTTGTAGCAAATCGTAGACTCGTTTGAATCTCTTTTGCTGTTCATAGAAGTATGATGCACCTTTTTCTCGCATATCTTTAATACTACTTGGATTACCACCAGCTATGATTCCAGCTCCTAATACTCCGTCTGCTCTTGTTACAAACTCTCCGTCTGCTAATTGAGCTAACATTGTATCTTCGTCTTTGTCTCCTGTGCCTGATCCGTCCTCGACGTATCCCATTGCTCTTACATAATTGTTACTATCGTTTTCATCGTGTGTTGTTTTACTTGGTAAAAAATTAATACCACCTTCATTGAATCTTTTAATTTCTGCTAATCCACCTTTGTTGTAAGTGAATTTATTCATCTCTATATTACCAATTTGAAACTCAGGATTTCTACCTGCTTCAGGTATATAAACTTGTGCGTATGTTTTTTCTTCTCCTGTTTCTGGATCTATATATTTTAAACCACCTCTTTCTTCTTGTAGCTGAGCTACGCCCAAATTATACCCTGGTGTAAATACGGTTTGTGCTTTTGGATCAAACGCACCACCTAAATAAGTACCTGCACCAACTGCAAAGGCTGCTTTGAATGGATCTATTTGATATTCACCAGTAGCAGTGTCACCAACATATCTTTTTCTCATAAATAATTTTTGTAATATATTTCTCTTGTCATCATTAGCAGCTGCGCTTGCAGCTGAAACGCTTCCTGATGTTGTGGCTGCAGTTCCAAGATTTAACGCGTTTGATCCTTTTGCTAAATTTGGTAAAGTGCCTAAAGTGCTTTGTTGAGGTAAGCCTAACATTGCTCCTAATGAAGTGTTTGCAAATGCTTTTACTGGCCCTAATTGTGTAAAAGTAGGTACTGTAGTTCCGAATCCTGCAGTACTTACTCCAGGAATCATTTTACCACCTTGATATCCCAAAAACGCTCCTGTGGCACCTGCTAATAATCTTTGAATACCAGAACCACCTGCATCTTTTGATGCTTTGTATCCCTTGTATCCTCCGTATGCTGCTAGTGCGTAAGGTAAAAATTGTAACATATGTTTAATTTATCATTATAATTAGCCAATTATAAATATTATCATTTTACTATGACACAATCAACTCATCGGAGAACCTACCTGTATACTGATGTTCTCCTACATGGCTAATATAGTCATTAACGTAAGCATGACATTTGCCTCCTATTTTACGCCATAGTTTGCAAAAAGCAAAGTCCTCGCCCATATAAGTTTTTGATTCAGGATCATGAAGAGTATCAAAGAAATTATACATATCAGGAATTTTTTGTAGTTTACCATTAATCAATGTGTCTTGGTTTATAACCTTATCGGGATATTCTTTTTTCATCTTTTCAAATACTGACCTGTTTATTAACATGAATCCAGTGGGTACGTGCTCCACCTCTATTACACCTTTGTCAATTTTTATATTTTTTGTGTCCTCAACTCTTATTGGGTATCTATAGAAACCTTTATTCTTTAAATCCTCTGCATCTTTTATTTTACCTTTTTTGATTAGATCATGTGCTTTACCCCATGCCATATCTTTTATTGGGTATGGTATAGATATAACATCTTTATTAGCATCGATTAAATGTTGTAAGCTTTCTGGCTTAAAAGAAATATCAGAGTCAACGAACAACATGTGTGTAGATTTAGATTGTAAGAAAGCAGATACACATAAATTACGACCTTGAGTTACAAGTGAAGATTTGAAAAGCTGTATCATAATACCAATCTTCTGTTGCATACAATATTTTTGTAATTCTAAAACTGATTGCGTGTAATGTATTGTTAAATCAGAATGGCATGGTGTAGCTACAAAAATTCTATGTTGGGGTAAGTTCACTTCTTTTTTGTCAAACCAAATAGGTTCATGATTTTGCATTTGCGACTCCCTCTAAAAAATTAGTCCACTCTATTTTACGCTTCTTCCAAGAGTAAAACATTTTATAAAAATCTTGTTGTTTTTGTAAATATTCTTGACATCTATCTGTATGTAAATACTCACGCACTTCATCTATTGCATACGCAAAACACGTAGATAAATTTTTACGATTATTATCATATTGAACATAGACTGGCCATTCACTACATGTTTCGTAAAGTGCACCATAATTTGTTGTAATCATGTGCATACCTGCACCAAGAGCCTCTATGGCAGATATACAAGATGTCTCTTCCCATATATTAGAGTAAGGAAAGATTTGATACTCTTGTAGATGACTTGTAATAAAATCATTATTGTGCCAACCTTTATAATTAACATTTGGCATCTCTGCACATTGCGCATACAAGGGCTTATAAGTATCATCATTTTTATCTCTGAAAGCATCACCATAAACTTTTGTAGATGAGTATACATCTAAAGTTACATCTTCACTTTTCACTAATTGCATAGCTCCTAATATTACATTAAGACCTCGCCAAGGTGTTGGGTGAAAGATCATACGTATTGGATCTCCTTGTTTATATATCTTTCTTTCAGGAAAAACCTCTATTGCGTTTTTTATTACTGTACATCGCTCTGTAGGGATTTTAAAAAAGTATCTAAACTTTTCATATAACCAATGTGAGTTAAATACATACCAATCATATTTATCGTGATTATCTTTGTTTTTAAACCAAGGGAATAAATTGGGTTGATCGTAAGAATTTTGTTGCCATAAAATATTTATCTTATCTTTTGATAAGGGTATCTTCTCAGGCACTGATGTTGTAATTTGGAATTTTTCTAGTAGCTTAGAGTCTACGTGTCTCTCTAACATTGCTACTTGTAGCTCTGTTCCGCCTTTAGGGTCCATTATTTAGTTTTACCAAATACTTCTAAAGAAGCAACAGTTACTTGTAAGTCCTGTTGAAGATCTGACTGTACGGTGTCCGTTGTTGGATCAGCCACATCCTTGTCAAACTCTACTTTGTCTTTGTATATTTTACCTGTTCTTTTATTTTTTATGATCTCTTTTGCTTTAGCTGGTATTATTTTCATCTACCTTGTCCTCTACTAGGTTTACGACGTGGCTTCCTTTTACTAAATTTCTTCGCGTGGCGACCAGGTCTTTTTTTGGGTGTTCTCTTTTTATAATTATTTACACCGAATAATGGTTTCTTCTTAGCCATTTTCTTGTGACCTGTCAATCAACGCGTAACTGATAACACCAGTAATTACACCACCTACTGAGGCTTCAAAGTTAATAGCATCACCACCTTCTAAATTAAGGACGTTGTTTATTGCAGAATTTGAGGTATCTGTGGTTAATGTTTTAATAAAAAATTGTACTGCCGAACCACCTGAAGGTGTAACTGAACCTTTTACTAATACATCTCCTGAATGATCGTTAGCAATATCAACAGCTTTCACAATGCACGTACCTGAAGTAGGGCAAGTAAAGACTGAAGTGACTGCTGTGTTTGCTAAAGAAAATGTTTCGTTTTTATATTGTATTGTCATGACATGAATAAATTAAATGCTTGTTGTTCGTTTTTCAAGTCTTCTTGAAAAGAAGTATTGAGTTGTGTTTTCACTGTGTCTAAAGAAGCAATAATCTGTCTTTGATTCTCTTCTTCATAAGTAACTTTAGGTTCAGGTATGTAAACTGTTATCTTTGCCATTATCTTCTACCATCTGGTTCAACGTCTGCTCTAAACGTACCAAATCTCCAATTGTCACCAACAGCACTGTTTTCAATTTTTAAGTTTGCTAATCTACCTCTTACTCTTGTATCAATTTTACTTGTTGATCCTGTGACAACAAAAGATACATTTGTAGAAATATTTGAGGTAGGAAAGTTTTTTGTGCCTAATGTAACTGTACAATTACCTTGTAAGTTTTTAAAATCAGGTAGAAATCTTCTTACATTCAATAAAAATTGACCATCGCCCTGAAGATCAATATCAAAATCACCTGATAATACAAAAGCTGATATCGCAGATGAAGCTCCAGATAAATCTACTTTGTTTACACCATTCTCATGTTGAAACAATGTGGATGCTCCAAATGTATTTGTAACACCTTGCACTGTTGGAAACTGAGGTGTGTCTGTTAGATTATATTCAGTCGCTTGTGGGTTTTCATAGGTAATTGAATCTGCATATGTAGACCTTGCTAAAGACATTGTAGACCAAGTATTTTCTCTATAATTGTATACTACAGCTCTATCTATTTGTGTGGATGGGCTGCTGACCGGTGTCCCTTTTGGATAGAACCAAATGATCTCGCTATATAAAGAATTATGAGATGCATAAATTATTTCATTAGAATTATAGTTTACACCTAAATTATCGCCATCAGTCTGAAATACAAAGTCTTCGACTAAACTAGGTAAATTTTTTACTGTACCATCAAATACAAAGAATCCGCCTGCAAGACCCATCCAATATACTTTACCATCTGCATATGCTGCAGCGTGTTGACCAATACATCCACAGTTTGTACCCACTTGTCTAATACTAAATGTAAAAGGTGGACCAACAAATTGCATAGTATATGCTGCTTGATCTGTAAGAACTAAAATATAATCTTTACCTGAAACGGCTGTAACAATTGTATTACCTTTGTCTAGTCTGAATGTCCCTGCAGTATTTACACTTGTAGGTTCGTAATCGTTAAAGTTTTCTTGATCTGAAAACCGTATAAACATTGGATCTTGTTTTGTTGGATCTCCCACAATAGTTTCAGTTCCAAAATGCACGAAGTGTCTATCTCGATCTGACACTGCTGTTAGAATAGATTTTGTAGGTGCTGAAGTTTGTATAGTTGCTCTATTTGCTGTTGGATTAGCAGCACCCGCATCCCAAGTGAATGTTTTACCATTTCGTATTGTTGCTGTAAGAATCTCACCAAAGTTATCTAATGACCAACTTCCTGGGTCTAGAATAGTAGTAGAAGATGTTGTTTGTTGACCCCAAGGTATACTTCCAACAGATCCACCCCAAACACCTGTACCCCAACCATAACCAGCAGTTTGCAAAATAGGTCCGATCGTTTCGTATTTTTGTAAAGATGTACTACCTCCAGCAGACATACCTGTGCCTCCTTCATTTGATGGCATTGTTACTGTAAAACTATTTGTTGCTGCTGTTGTTACTTCAAAAGTGTTCGTTGTAAAATCTGTATCAACATATGTTGTTGCTCCACCACCGGGTAGAGTAACTGAAGAAAAAATAAAATAGTCACCTTCCTCAAACCCGTGTGATGTTTTATTTATTGTAACTGTATTAGATCCATTAGAACTAGTAAATGTAGCACCTGTCAAAGCTGTAGCTAATGGTGTTATATCAAAATATTCACCACCATAATATATTAATAAAAGTTTAGATGTGCCAATTGCTGCATATTTTCTACCTTCTAAATCTGTAAAAGTATGTTGTGCTCTAGCAGGTCCTGAGATAGTTTTCTCACCTATTGCAACAAAGCCACCAATTTTTTCTGGTTGACCATATCTAAATCTTACAAAGTCTCCATCTATCCATTTTCCTTCAGCTCCTGAAGGTGTTTCTGTTTTATCAAAACCTGGTAATAATTTTATATTTGCTAATGCCATTATGCTACCCTCATAAATCTGTAAACCATTTCGCCGGCACCGCCTGTGCCACCTAGTGTTGCTCCTGTGCTATCGACTTGAGCTGCACCGCCTCCTGCACCCGATCCTCGAGTTCCGTCTCCACCATCCGTGCCACTGCCGATAGATGACCCTGCTGTACCCCCAGCTATATTTCCTGCAAACGATGGAGCACCACCAAAACCACTTATTCGACAACCTGATCCTGAACAGTTACCTGTTCCTGTCAAATTACCTTGTGCTCCATTACCTGAATCATTAAAGTTACCTGTGGGACCTGTGGTAAGTGTGGTTAATAATTTTGCTAATCCATCAGAGTCTCTGAAAGTTCCTGATGAATATCTTCCACTAGCAACAGTTGCTGAACCTGCAGATCCTGCAGTGTTAGTACGTAGCGTGGTTGAATCACTGCCTGTTCCACTTGATCCGCCGCCACCACCTAAAGTAAATAATGATCCTGTTACTGAAGCAGATAAACTTGTAACAGTTCCATCTCCTGCTGTACTGTCTGCATTACTTCCGTCATTACCTGGAGCTCCACCCACACCAACTGAATAGGTAAGAGTTTCATTACCAGCAACAATGAATACAGTGTCAGAAATATATGCACCTGATCCTCCACCTGCTCCAGCAGATTCTCCGTTTGCACCTGAGTCTGCATCTCCTCCACGCGCTGCTCCTCCGCCTCCTGCTACTGCAGATTTAATATGTATTGCATTCGCATTTTCAGGAACTGTAAATGTGCCGGTGCCCGTTGACAAAGTAATAAAGCTTGTTGCTTGAAATGACGAAAAAACTAATTTAAATGTACCACCAACATTTGCATACGCTTCATCAACACCCTGAAAAGTACCACTAACATTAACATAAATGTTGTTTGCATTTTTAAATTCAGTTCCGTTATGTACGTATGTTTCTGATGCCATGTATATCTCCTATGAATATACAAACCATAAATCTCCATTTGCACCACCAGCAGGTGTAACATTTGTAGTGATAGTAAACTTTCTTTCTAGCTTATCTGCAGTCACAGCATTGTTAGAAATTTTAACTGTTGTCACAGCATCATTTGAGAGTTTTACAGTTGTAATTTGATTGTCTGAAATTTTTGCAGTTACTATTTGATTGTCTGATATTTTTGCAGTAATCACAGCGTTGTCAGCTATTGATCCACTACCAACTTCACCACCTAATGTATTTAATGCTATTTCATTTAAATTCGTACCATCAGAATATGCTAAATGTATTTTACCATTGTCAGGATCGAAACCTGTTCCTGAAGCAGTTTTGAAAGTAAGATTATGTCCACCTCTTGTTGTAGAGTCTTTTACAATATACATTTTCTCAACAGAGTCAGGAATAGTTACTGATGAAGCTCCAAGCAGTGTGCCTGCAAATTCAACAACCATATTTCTTGCTTGAGAAATTGCACCATCGTCCATCGTCAAAGCTACTGTAGTCGCTGTAACGTTAATAGACTCATATCCTGATATAGCCTGTTCAGCTAATTGTAAGTTTGTATTTGTTTTAGAACCCCATGTACCGGCATTAGCACCAGTGACCATTAATTCTATTTTAAGATTTGTACTAAATGTTGAAGCCATAATTCATTATAATTTTACTAAGCAGCAATATCAACCTCCACCCAAGTATTTGTAACATCTGTGCTTACCTCAGACCATGCTAATGAGCCAACAGTACCAACAGAAACAGTCAAAGGTAAAGATTGTGCATCTACTGGTGTATCCAATAGAGCTTCCACACTATCTAAAGTTAGATTCATATTGATGCCTGTTACATTAGCATCTATATCAATACTAGCAGTACCGTTACCTAGTGTGGCTGTAATCGCATTGCCTGTTAATTGTACACTTCCACTTATTGTAAACGAGACAGTGCCTGTGCTCGTAAACATTGGATTACCAATCGGAAGATTTATTCCGCCTGCAGTAATACCCACTGCGTTTACTGCTGTATTTAAAACTTGTCCTACAGGAATTACATCAGGATCAACTTGTGAAGCTCCTATTGCGGATGTTAAATTTAATCCCGTAACTTGAGCAAAGGTAGTTGGAGTACCTAATGCTGCTATTGCATCTTGTGATATGGCCGTTATTCCAAAAGCCATGTTTACCTCGCTGTAGCCGGTATATTATTTGAACCTACTAATGGCGCCTCTGCAAATGCCATATAAACGTATATATTTCCTGAGCCATTGACTGTTGCACTAGCAGAATCACCTCCCTTTAATGCAAAACCATTTGAGTACATCTGTAATCCATAACCATCATTTAATGTACCAGTAGTACTAGGAAATAAAACATTAGACTCATTACTTCCTTTTCCATTAAAAGAAATTTTATTATCTGTTGCTACCCAATTTGCGGTAGCACTTGAATTTTTAACTATAACCCAAGCTGGTTTAAATCCTGTATAAACAAATGTACCATCAGTGTTACCGTTACCGGTATAGGATCCAAATTTACTGAAACCAGTTTTTTCTGCAAAACAGTAACTAATATAAGTTGCTGCATTCTCGTTAGCTGGTCCTCCTTTAGTAAAAACTGATGAAGTTGGAGCTGTATCATTAAAAACATTGCTTGAAGTTGCCGTAGTATCTGAGGCCTCTAAAAGAAGATATTTAGTAGGACCAATATCTGAAAAATAACTAAACCAATTATCTACAGCTGTTTTTCTTGAAAAAATTACTTTTGGTACAGCACCTAATCCATGTCCGATAGTTGCAGTTGATCCAGTGCCTGTATGTGAAACAATACTAAATCCTGCTGTTGTGTTAACTGAAACTGTGCTTGTAATATCTCCATCACCATTTGAGGAACCTGATCCACCAGCTCTCCAATTCCAAGACGTAAAACTTGCACTATTTGCATTAGTTTCACCACCACCACCTGAACCATTTAATGTAAAACCATTGCTATCAAGACTTGTAAATCCATCACCTGATATATCAGCTTGTGCACCAGTCGTATTTGATCTAAGTCTATTTGTTCCTCTTAAAACATCAAGTAGCACATGGTTATCGGTTCTACTTGTTGATTTTATCCAAAGCCAATCGGGTTGAAAGTTAAGGCCTGTGATGGCATTTGTTCCAGCATTACCTGTGTAAAGTTTCGGTTCAAAGTAGTCTATAGGCTTATCTATATTTGTATATGGCATTATAAGTTCAATCCTTTCGTACAAAGAGCAGTATAACCCGTAGGTACATCGTATTCAAACCTACCTAAATTTGATGCGTTTGTTCCCGCAGATGTTATCTCAGTAGTTCCAAAAAATCCGTTACCAAAATTAAACTCTACTTTTGTAGTTCCTGTAGTAGATAAATCCATTATAACAGGAAACATAAATACACCATCAGGAACATAATCATCTCTTGAACCTGCAAGACCCTCTATTAAACTTCCTGTTCTTGAAGATCCTGAAGTTGGAACTCCAACAGCAGAACCATTACTTAAATATACTCCATCTTTATGAACGTATAATGCCTTATTATCCATATCTAAAGCAAAACCAAGAATATCATTTGTTGTATTTGCTGTGCCAGTGCCAAACTCATCTGATGCTGAACCTGTATATCTCCCTGTAAAAGTTCCATTTAAATTCAGAGTCATCGCTGTGTACTCTGTTTCATCATAATAAGCTTGAGGAAATTTTTGTTCAACTCCACTGCTTATTCCTATTTGCATTCTTGTATTTGTAATAACTTTGGCTTCCCAATACCATTTTCCTGATGCAGCTCCTATTGTTCCATTATTAATTGATTTTAAAGCGTTATCACTAGTCGTGTCAAAAGTAGTAGCACCTCCTTTTATGTAATCACTACTGCTATCTGAGGTCATTCTCGATCTCTGTAATGCATTTAAGACGCAAAAATTATTACTAGGACAATCTTCAGTATTTGTTAAAGTTCCGCTAACTGTAAAATTATTCGTATTACCGGATTGATCTGTAACAGAATTACCATCTTTCAAAATAAAATATCCGTTTGTGCCGTACGTTACTGATGGACTTGTTATTATTTTCCATTCTCCAGTAGTGCTGTCTGTTTCACCAAATGATGATGCGTCATAAGAATAACCATCTGTCCAATGTATGTGGCTCATAATTCCCTCAAACGAAGAAGTGTTACCTTGGTCTGCTCTTTGTCCAATATATTGAGCTGTAATACTTTCGCTATATATATAATTATTGTTTTGACCAGGATAGTTTGTTGAACTAAATGAAGTTTCTTGAACACCATTTACATAAATTCTAATTCTATCGGCTGCTGTACTTTGTGTTGTGTCAACTCTAATTACAATATGATACCAGGCATTTGTGTCTAAAAACTGTCTATCAGTTACTACACCAGATAAAAGTGAACCACTAGAATTATAATCATACAAACCAAGAGTGCCATCGCTGTCGAAAAGCCATTGCGTCATTGATGAACTAGAGTAAGAACCTGCTGTCCATAAAAACGATTGTGCCCTAGTTGTCCTTTTTATCCAAGCTGAAAATGTAAATTTTTGTCTATCACCATTACCGCTAAATGTTCTTGTAAGTCTTGTCGATGCCATTAGTTAAATTGTCCTCCGCCTGAAGCTCCGTGTGATACTGTGATAGTAAACGCTCTTGAAGCCGTTTGTCCTTCAGCATCCGTCGCCGTAATTGTAAAACTACTTGTAGTAGTTTCTGTTGATCCAGTTTCAGTACCTGTAATTGTAGCAGAGCCGACTCCTGTGTTCAAGGTTGCTCCACCTGGTAATGTTCCTGATGTTCTAGCAAAACTTACTGCATCTGTTGCAGTTAAAGTAAAATTAAAAGTACCGCCATTTGCCACTGTACCTAAAGAACCTGATCCTGTAACCCACGCAGGTGCATCGGATATTGTTAACAATGCCGTTGCTGTTCGTGCAGCTAAACCATCATTGTTTTCTAATCTTAAAAAATAAGTGCCGTCAACAGATATAGTAAATGTTGCGACTACTGTTGTTGTATTTGTGAATGATACACTATCAGCGACTACAATAGCTCCTGTTGAAGAATTTTGTGCTTCAACAGCTGGTGGTGAAGAACTATCTTTAAAGTTCGTGCCGGTGAGCGTTATTGCTGTTTGTGTATTATCTGTTACCGAAGGTGAAATACTTGAAATCGTAGGAAAGGTTACTGCATCACCGAAAGATAATTGTCCTGCTCCGTCTGTTTGTAATACTTGATTTGCTGATCCTGCCGTGCTTGGAAAAGCGATTGTTCGCGCTCCTAAATTCAAAACAGGTGAAGTTAAGGCAACATAATTACCCATATATCCATGAGCAGAACATTGATAATAAAGCACGTTAGGTGTGTTTCTATCTACAGCTATGGTTGTGTGTGCTCCTGAGTTTCCTGGCACACCACTTGTAGTTACGTTTGTCGTATATTGAGTATTTTTTCCTGGATCAATATAAAATCTTAAAGGATGACCATCATTAGTGTTATCTGATTGATCAAACTTATAATAATAAGGTTTATCGGTATCAAAACCATTTAATTGAATTTTTGGCGCTTGTAATCCATTAATTAAATATGCATTACCACTACCTACTCCATTGTAAGGATGATCCGAAGTTTTTGATGCTACGGTTACTGTAAATACAATTGGGGCTGTTGATGATGGATATACTCCTTGAATACCACCACCTGTCGATTTACTAATGATGACATTACCATCTACATCCTGTATTGTATCTACTTTTATAATACTACTCATATTATCTCGCTACCGCCGGTGTTTCATTTGATGCTACAAAAGGCTGTTCAGCAAAAGCTAAATAGATATATGAACCACCATTATTATTTAAACCACCATTAGTTGTTCTCCATTTAAAACCATTGGCTAAAAAATCTATCTCATCACCAGTTGTGGATTCTGAACTACTTAAGTTCCAATATAACTTATCATTTCCTGAAACGTTATAACCTATTCTTTTGTTATCAAAAACATTCCAATCTTCTGATCCAGAATCATATCTTTTTGCCATAACTAAAGCTGGTCTGAAACCCGTATGGATAAATTTACCGTATGTTGAACTATTACCAACATAAGATCCAATAGAACTAAATCCTTGTATTTCAGAAAAACAATATGCTATTAAATCTACACCTGTTGAATGATGATCGTAATATGTAGAAAATGTTGTATCTGAAGTTGCAGTAATTAAATTTGCGGTCGCTTCAGAAATTGTTGTATTTAATTGAATATATTTACCAAAACCTATTCCTGAATGATAAACTCCCCAGTTTTGACTACCTCCTGTTAAATTTTTAATCATAATCATTTTTGGTGTAGTTCCTAGACCGTGTCCAACTGTAAAGGGAGTGCCTGAACCAGGGTTTGTATATTTAACAATACTTATTCCTGCTGTTGTATTAGCTGAAACTGTTGACTCTACACTCCCGACATTATTTGTTGCGCCTGTACCACCACCCTTCCAATTCCAAGCTACATAATTATAACTACCGTTTACAGAACCATCACTTGTGCCAATTGTAAATCCATCACTATCAAAACTTGTTAATGGAATAGCATTACTTTGTTGCCCTGTTGAATTTGATGTAATGTAATTAGATGGTCCTCTTACTACATCAAAAAGTCGATTACTTTCAGCATAATTTCTTCCTTTTATCCAAACCCAATCTGGTTGGAAACCGACTCCAGTAATTGCATGCGAAGAACTAGCATTACCTGTATAAAGTTTTGGTGTAAAATGATCTGATGGTTGAAATGAAATATAATCTGCCATTTATTAACTCCCAAATTGTTTTAAGTTTTTAGTATTCATAGTATAAAAATTTTTCGCAGTGCTATCAAAGTTTGATGCTCCACCCTGATTTGGCGAATATTTAAATGTACCATAACTATTTGCATCTGAATATGTTGTCCCTGTCAAAGCAGTAGTGCCGAACACACCGCTTCCAAAATTTAAATTTGTCAAACCATCATAAACTGCTGTTGTTAACAGATAGGGTTTTCCATCAGCGTGTATATCATAACCAGTACCGCTATTTTGTAATGTTCCGTTTTTTGCAAAATAAATTTTATTATCCTCTAGGTCAACAAAGATACCTATGTAATCTGTGCTTCCATAACTATCTCCATAAGTTGCGCTTGTATCTGTTGACGGAGTAGAATAATATATTTTTCCATTTGTTCCATAATATCCATAAGCATAACCATTAGAGTTTGTATTTATTTCTGATTCTGGTTGTGTTGCGTTAGCATTCATTTTTGCTTGACTAGTGATTCCGTAATGCACATAGTTACTACTATTCGTATGACCATATCCTTCAAAATACCATCTACCTTTTGTTATTGCCATAGTGCAAGGAATAGTATTCCAAGCTGTTGTATTAATGTTTACTGTATTGTTTCCATTTGTAAAAAACAATGCAGAGTTATATTCTATTGAATACAAAGGATTTAAAACTGCTTGGTTGTTTGTAGGAGAATCAACATTTTGTGTTAAGTTTCCAGATACAGTAAAATCGTTTGAACCTGCACTATCCGTGCCCATCGATCCACTGTTTTCAAATTTTAAAAAGAAGCCATTTAATCCATAAGTAACTGAAGGTGCAGTATTAGGTTTCCAAATACCTGAAGTAGCGTCTGTTGATCCGAAAGTGCTAGCATCATATTGAGTTCCATCTACAAAATGAAAGTGAGTAAGCATTCCATCAAAATGATTACCATTATTTATTGCACCAATTTCTTGAGTGTTTGATGCTTTAGCTAATCTAAATTCAACATCTTGTGCTGGATAACTTGATTGATCAAAAGCTGTTTCTTGTGTGCCATTGACATAAATTTTTACCCTATCTGCTGCTGTTCCTTGTGTAGTATCAACAGCTATTACAATATGATACCAGGCACTAGGATCTCTAAAAACTCTTGTTGTTAAGAGATAAACACTTTGAGAACCACTTATTGAACCAAAAAAACCTAATTGATCACCGCTAGGAAAATAAACATAATCATTACTTGAGCCACTTGGATAAGAACCAAAAACTGTTTCTTGAGCTACACTGATAAGAGATCTTTTCATCCAAAAGGAAATTGTAAATTTTTTATTATTTGTTACTGTTCCTACATTTGTTCTTGTTAATCTTGTTGATGCCATAATATTATCCTAGTTAAACTGTCCTGAGTTATTTACTCCTACTGTTATTGCAATACTAAATGTTCTTGCTGCAGTCTGTCCCTCAGCGTCTGTAGCAGTAAGCTCAAAACTAAATGATTCATTAGCCACGCTACCACTCTCTGTTCCTGATATTACACCAGTTCCTGCTGTTAAAGAAAGACCACCTGGAAAATTTCCTGATGTTTTTGAAAAAGTTATTGCGGAATCAGATGTTGCAACTACGTTTACTGAAATAGTGCTACCCGCAGCAAAAGTTCCTAATGACCCTGCAGCTGTAGAGTATGCAACTCCTGTTGAAACTCCAAGTAATTGTGTAGATAATGTTGCGTTACCATCAGGGTTTTCAATATAAAGTTTATAATCTCCATTAACTGCTATTGTAAATTTTGCTTTAATTTGTGTAGCAGATGTAAACGTTACTGTGTCAGCCACAATTGAAGCTCCCGTAGAACTATTTACAGCTGTTACTAACGGAATACTTACAAATCCTGTTCCTGTAATCGTCACCTCAGTTTGCGTGCTTGTTGTAATTACAGCCGGACTAAATGCGCTTGTGACTGCAGGATTATCTTCAGTTGGAATGGTAACACTACCTCCAAGATTTACACTACTACCATTTATAGTTATGTTACTTGCAGTTAATGCAGCAGGTGCAATAGCACCAGCAGTAATATTTACATTACCTTGCATTGTAGTCGTATCTCCAGAATCTCCTACCGTTAATGAGGTACCTGATCGTGGGCTAATTTTATTTGTTTTTACTTCACTCATATTAATATTGTAATGATACTCCTCTTATTCTTGCTTCCTTGCTACCTTGTGATTGATTTGCAAATTCTATTTTGTAAGTTAGCTGGGTCCCCGCTGTAACCGAAAGGTCATTAACTTTAGCCATCTTAATACCAGTAGCAAAATCTGGTAAAGCTGTAAGTGTAGCTGTGCTGTAATTGCTTCCATTATCAGCCGAGAGTTTCAGTATTATATCTGTGTTTAATGCGTTAGTTCCACTTGTATCTTGATAAGTGATAACTGCACCCATAGACGAAGTTGATGCTCCAGCAGTTATCGCCACTCCCTCAAAACTTCCTGTTGCATTAAGCCCCCCAGTTGCAGATTTAAAATTCCATTCGTAATTATAATTATTGTAGTTTGTTGTGATTGCACCTCCAGTTCTATCAACAAACTGAAGGTAACGATAAGCAACTGTATTTGACCAGCTAAATTCTTGTGGGTTGTTTGAACCATCACCCCAAACTTGCCCTCCTAATAAAGTTGTGTAAGATAAATTATCGTTTGAACCCTCCCATGCCCAAGCAGAACCAGCTTGTGCAGAGGTATTTTGAGTAGTAAATTTTGCACCTGTATAAATTTTTGAATTACCTGCACCTAAATCAAACCTGACAAAAACTCCTGTTTGTGATGCTGCCTGTGCTAATACTAAATTTTGACCACTCATAGTTCCGTCTATCAAAGCTGTTCTTGCTGGGCTTCCAGCTTCCCAATTTCCGTTATCTGTAACTGTATAAATTGATGTTCTGTCCCCACTATCGTAGCTTGAACTTCCTAAACTTAATGAAGATACATATTCACCAGACCCATCGTGTGAGGAATTTGTAAGATTAGTAATACCATTGGCATCATTGAACACATCAAAACTTGCAGAGGCAGTATTTGAAACATTAAGATTTTCTTGTGTGTGTACTCTTAATCCTAAAGTAGATAAATCGTTTACAATTTTGTTATCGTCAAATTCTGTTATATTTAAACGAGAGTTTGATATAGTTCCTGATGCAATTGAACTTGCAGGAAATCCAGTGTATCTTATGTCTCTATAATTAGCCATATTATTTGTCCTTTAGTAACCACCCTTGTGTTGCATCAACATATACTAATGTAAACGCTGCTCTTTCTGTTGACACTGTCAAATCTGATGCTGCCCCTTGAATTTTATGTGAGTTCCTCCCTATTGTTATATTGTTTGTATCTGCTGTTCCAGCATAATCTATTATTGAAACTTCATTTCCAATAGTTGCAGATGATGGTAGTGTTGCTGTAACAACTCCACTTGAAGTATCTATAAAATAACCTTCACCTGCTACTGCAGTAAAATCACTTGTTTTAACTGCTTGCCATGAAGTTCCACCAACACCTGTTGGTAAATTTACAGTTGCAGTAGTTAAATTAATAGTATCACCAGCTTCGCCAATTTGTAAATTAGTGCCTGATTTTGGTACTACTTGATCTACTTCAATTTTACTCATTAAACTACTACCAATGTTCCACTTACTGTTAATGTTCCTGTTATACTTACTGGTCCTGCCAACACACCATTTTCAATTGTTTGGTCTTGAGAAATGGTTGCTGAGTGTGTGCTTACAAAATCTTGCGCTGACATTGATGGTGAAGGCATCCTAGCTGCAGGCATGGTACAAAAAACATCTTTAGTACCTGCAGTAAAATTAACCAATGCGTCACTATTTGAAGAAGACAAAACAGTTTGCCTTGATAATGTATCAGGTGTTGCATCTGTAACTGTCCCAATACCTACTTCAAATTCTGCAGGTGATGCACCGATATGTGAAATACAATAAAAGGTTTGATTCCCCGTACCAATTCCAGATACGAAGCTTTCAAAATCTTGTGAAGCACCTGCTAAATTGAGAGTTCCTGTTCCTTCAGTGGTGCTTGTCTCTTTTACTCTGTCATTTACAACTAGAGCCATACACCTCCTAACTTATTCTTAAAATAGCATTTGAACTGTTAAACGTTGGAAACTGAATAGTGAAAGTTCCAGCCGTAGCTGTTTTATCACCACCAAAATCCAAAACTGCAACAGCTTTGTCACTGTTTGACGTGTTATAAATTAAAGCGCCTCTTGCTGTTAAAGTTACTCCAGTAAATGATAACTCTGCAAAGTCTACAATTGCTACACCTGTATCAAGTGAAGTTTGTTGACCTGTTAATACGCCACCACCTTGTGCATATTGACCTGAGTCAGGAACTTGTCCTCCTGTACTATCACCAGGATATGCTGTAGTAGCTGCAGATAAATTTGCTGAAGAATCATACAGGGCTAATTTAAAAACATCTTGTCCGCTTTGGAATTCATGTCCGCCTTCTAATAATTCTTTTTTAAATGAATTGCATACTGCTTGTGCGATTGCCATAATATTCTCCTACATAGTTTTTTTAGTATTTGGCGACGGAGATCCAACTTGTAATCTTGGAACACCATCGTCGTATTCAGCTCTTCTACGTCTACCCATTTGTTGAAGAGCAAAAGCTTCTATAGCCTTATCATACCTTGTTTTATACAGGTTGTACATATCCATAGGGCCTTTTAGGTATGAAAAAACTTCTGCCAAAACTCCATACAATAACATGCCCTCTTGGTAAGTTGCTAAAAATGTATTTGTTGAGGCATCAAAATGTGGTGGATCAATAATATAATTTAATTGTGTTGCATATGCTTGATCCGGAGTCGGTGCTACAACTACTGAATTATCATCCCAATTTGCGTAGTATTTAGGTTTACCTGTAGCTCCACTGCCATTAAATTCTGTAATAAAACTTGTATCTTTCTTCTCCATGAAAGTTCTGTTGCTTGTAAGGCTTGATGAATCAAAAACTTGTAAAGATCTAATAACTAAAAAACTAGAGGGCATTTGCAAGAATCTTTTATTAGCATTAAAGTTGGAAGTTGCATATTTACGTATATCATCATAATCTACACGTCCTGCAACATCTAGTTCTACGTTTCTAATATATCCATCAATTAGTGTATCAGATAAGACGTTACTATCAACTTCAGCATAACTTCTTACTCTAGTTAAAAAATCTGTATGTGTTACTGCCATTATGTGATACTCACTGTTATAGAGCCTAATGATATTTTAGCTTCT